AGAAACCATGGATTTCCCCACACCGGCCGCCGAAGTTCGGCGATCTGTGCCTGGCGGCCAGCGTGGTGGAAACTCATGGAGTCTCTGGTCTTTCCCACGTCAATATGCTGTTTTGCGTTTTCCGGGGGGTCTCCTCTAACCACTAGTCCCTCTGCTGGAGATTCACAGCTAGTCTCCAGTTCAGGCCCCAGATTGAAGGGTGGGGAAGGTCGCCACCTTCTTTTCCCATCCTGCGCTTCCAAGCGCGTGGGGTTTTTTGACTCAGTGTCCTCTGAGGGGCTCACAGGCAGCATGGCTTCTTCCGTGCCATGGCGTTCTCGGCCTGACTATGAGCTTGGTTTCCCAGCTTCTCCTGGGGGGGTTACAGGCTGCACAGCTTTCCCCAAACTGTGGCTGACTAGCAGGCCTGACAACACTAAAATTGGTGCTTACAACACTCCGGGTGTGGACCCTTCCTCACCCAAGTAGCGGACTTGGGTGGATAGATAGTCCATGTACTTTTCTTCATCACCTATGATCCTGCGCACCATGTTGACTGTGTCTTTGATGTTTTCAGCCCAAGTGGTGCGGGGTCTGTGCCCTATAAGGGATCCACACCATAAGTCCTCCCTTTTTCCTAGATAGGGAATGTCTGTCCATTTTGTTACAGGAGTCTTGTCCTCCATATGGTCGTTCTCCTCAATCCACACTCTATTCCACACCATGAGCATGTCCTCAGTGGTCATCCATTCTCCCTTTCCATGGATTGACCAGGTGGTTCTCCCAGTTGGTACCCAGTCAACTGGCACAGCCGAGCAAATGGCATTAGCCATCAGTCGAAGGTCTCTTCTGTGGAAATAAAGGAGCTGCCACATCTGCGCATATGATTTTGCAAGACAGGCAGTCTCCCGGATGCTCCATCCTGCCCCTGGTGAGACGCGAGCTCGGCCAATCAGTTCATCTTGGTGGCGGCAAGGGACCACAATGGATCTCCCATCCTTGAGGTACAGCTTGTTGAAGTGGTGGGAGCAGAACGGGACTTCTTCCCAATTGCTCCATCCAGTCGAGGGTTTCCACTCCTGTGTGTCTTTCCTAACTTTTCCCATGTCATTCAAGAACCTGAGGGCATGTGCAAACCTATCATCGATTGGCTTCACAACGCAGTCATCTCCACTGACCGCCATTCGTTTGAGTCTATCCCATCCATTGCTCTGCAACCATCTGGTCACTTTCTCTGGCTTCCTCAACAACCATAAGTCTTGCATCTCTAACACTTCCTCAGCTTCCATGTTCCGGATAAGCTGCACCACCAAGTTGGTGAATGTGTTGAGAGCATAAGTGACAACTTGTCCACTCCCTCTCTGGTCTTGTCTTGAAATGATGTCCATAACTGTTTTTCCTCCTTCAGCTGGTCTGAGAACCTTCACCACTTTGTTTTGGTATGTGTATTTAATCACGGCCAACGCCAGAGTTCTGTGCCCTTCCTCCATTTGGTTGGTAATCAGAGCTTCATTCTCCAGATCAAACTTACTAATGCGGGTGTCCCAGCCAGCAGTGTCATCTGCGTACATCTTTCCTCCTGGTGCCCGATTCATTTCTTCTAGAATGTATCCAAGTCTTTGCAATCCTAACCCTTCGACTCCACCTCCTGAGTTTTCTCTTCCCATCCAATGGTCCTCGTTCAAGAATCCAAGGGCTTCAAACTCCAAGAATCTGGCTCCCAACCACATGTACCAGATGGCGCGGCTACCTTTTGCTTTCCCGAACTCTCCTTGCTTCTTTTCTCTTTTTCCCATCATGTTGTACACACAGCTGTGACACTCTCCTCTCAGGTGGTGTTCTCTCTCCCTATCCACTAGGGCCCAAAACCTTGGATCATTCACAGCTTCCACAGCCGTCTTCCATTCTTTTTCCTCTTCAAATATTGCTCCCAGTGCTGCATTGCTGCGCACCTTGTTGATAAACTCTTCTTTGGTGCAGACGCGTGGCCGCTTGCGTTTCCCCAGCTCCTTCCACAGCCAGGAAGAGACTATGTTCATTACCTGGCGAGTGCCTTCTTGGGGATCTGGCACCCTGGTGTCCACTTTTTCTTTGAAGACTCTTTGTTGGCCGTATGGTGTGGTGTCAGTCATGGCTATTCCTGTAACTCCAGTCACCACGTCCCAAGGCTTTGACAGGAGTCTAACAACCCCGTTCACGAGGGAAGACGCTGATCCTTGCGTGGGGGCTTCGTAGCTCCCATGGTAGGCCCATGTCCTGTATGGGTGGTTTTCATCAAGAAACCATGTTTCTGCATGTTCATTGCGGATTCTCTCAATGCGCCTGCCGATGATTTTCATGTTAGGAGCCTCAGCACAGCTTGCCACAGCTCGTGTACCCGAGCCGAGGTTCACATCCTCCTCATATTTCACTGGCCTCCTGGGGCCATCCATGCGTCCCAGGAGGAGCTGACTTGTGGTGGACACACTTTTTATGATGTTGCTCTTTGCCCCAGAGACCCAGTACATCTCATGTGTGGAGTTGCGACACAATGGCACTCTGACTAATCCTCCCCCATGCCTACGTTGCAGTCGCTCCATGGTTTCCATCATAGTGCTGGTGTATGGGCACAGCACCTTTATACAGAAGGCCCCTGGTCTTTTTTCAAGCCAGTCCCCCACCATAGAGAGCACTCTGAGTGTTCGTGTCTCTTCCACTTCAGGACTAGATGATGACTCACCTATGTCACACAGCAGAGTGTCACACGGCTCAGCCGCCATGTGGAAGACGTCCACTCCACTCTTGAGACGAACTATGTTCCACCCATAGCTTTGCACCAGCATGGGTTCTTCATGACCGGGACCTCCCTTTGTGTATCCTCTCACCTCCTGCACTTTGCGGATGGTGGCGGCATAATAGCTCCAGCCCCCTCTGCCACATCCGAGGTCAACAACCTTCCCATAGGGCTGCAGATATCCTCTCTCCTCCAACCATCTGATCTTTGCACTTCCCCGGGATACGGCATGTCCTCCTGTGGCCACTCCATCCTTGAGGGCACGGCGAGCCTCCTCTCTACACACTTCAGTGATACCTGACTTTTTATAAGAGTAGAACTCCAGGGCCGACATCTGATTCAGACGAGCTTTCCACTTCTCTCCCAGAGTCTCTCCCGTCCCACCTCCACGTCTCTTAACCAGGCCAGCGTTTCTCGTCACTGTATAGATAAGGGAAGCTCCTGCCAGATAGCTTCCTCTGAAGATGTTGCACAGTGAGGTGGCTGTAGAGGAGTTCCAGTATTTGTTTGGAGAGCCTTCCCACAAGGTGGAGGTCGCTGCTGTGATCAGAGCTCCAGCCTCCCCCCATCCCCAGGCGGTCCGCAGCAGCACAGCACTGGAGATGGCTACTGCTATGAGTAACACTTGTCCCATCTTCTTCTCCACCTGGGGGTCTATTGTCATTGTGTCAATGTCAGTTACCACTATTCCATCCACAACGGGATTCTTCATGATGCCAGCTGCTGTCCTTTTCTGGGCAGCACGCGCTGCTGCCGCTTGTAGGCCTGGGATCAAGTACATGTAGTGCGCCACAAGCAGAATGATAGCTACTATCAGAGTCAGGGGTGTTAATTGTGAATAGCAACCCATCATTAGCAGCGGGACTCCAAGGTCCCCATGCATAAATGGCATCCCTTTGCCCATGCCAAACAGCACTCCAGCTTGTGTGGCCATCGCCATTAAGGAGTAGTTGTTGTATGAAGTGGTTACCGCATGTTGGACAGCTGGGGTGATGAGAGTTGTCAATGCGGCATAGATAGCCCAGGCGGAGGCTGGCCGCAGATCAATGTCCATTGAGAATCCCATGGTTGCTCCTTCTTCTCTCCTTCCCATTAGATGAGCTATGTCATTTTTTGTTCTTTCCAGCCATCCAAGTTCGTTTGCAGTTATCAAACCTAGAAGGCCCACTGCCACCATGATGATAATTGCCATCTGGTTATCTTGGGGAGATCTTTGCTTCTCTGGCTCGGGTATGAGCACCACCAGTAATAAAAACACAACAATGAGGACACATGCAATTCTGGCTGGTTCAATTTCCGAAAGCCACATGAGCCATGCACTGGCCCCAAGGGTTACCATTCCAAAGCCCATCTTCCCGATGCCCTTATTCCGCATCAAGACGAAGAAGATCCCCAGTGAAACTGTTCCCAGCAAACCTAAGAGCATAATGGTCTCTAGGGTCTCCGGCAGTTGGGCTGCCGCTGCCTTATAAGGCCTGCTTCCAGTCTCTGCTCGCATGAGCACGGCGAGGTTGTCAATGGCTTCCTGAAACCTCTCTGTCATGTGTCCTGGCAGTGTTCCCAGGGCCTCCATTACTCCCAAAGCCGCTCCTCTTTTTCCAGCGGCGAATTCTTTGAACGACTTCAGGGCCGCATGGTCTGAACAGACCCTAGCATCCATCCATCTCGGTTTGAGCACTCTCTTCTCTCCATACTTTGTCCAAACCTCTGCTGGTACACTGTCTTCCATTATGGTGTTGTTGGTTGTGCCATCAAAGCACCATCTTCTGTCTGTGTAAGTTATTCCGGCAGATGCAACCTGATAGGCTAGCCAGACGGGAAGGTCTCCTCTCTTCATGAGTTCCACGAAGGTCTTCCTTTGCTCTGTCCTCAGCTTAAACTCTCCCTCAATGGCGGCTACCTTATCGGCCTCAGGCCGATAGAGCGAGGCTATGAGGCCATCCTGGAGGTAGATGTTGTCAAGAAGCATTCTTGCTTCAAGCCAGTGTGCATGGCCTTCATCAGTCTCTGCACACCCACCTCCATACATGTACTCATCTCCAGGTTTGTTAGGGTTCCTGCCTATACGTCCTCTCCTCTGAGCAGCACTAGCATGCGTGACAGGCATGGGCCCAGCCAAGATGACTCTCTCACCATCAAGTATGACTGGTTTTAGGCATCTCCTAGAGTCTATGACCCGGTCAGCCTTGAAGTTGGCGCCCATCTCTGAGATGTCAGTTGTTATGACAAAGTCCCACTCTTGATTTTTTGTTTTCTGAAATTCTGTCTCAAAAGTCTTCCTGCTGAGCTGTATGACCCGCTTTCCAGCCTTTGTCAGACAGGCTGCGATTTCATTTCCGTTTCTCACGCTTGGAACGAACCAAACTGTTTTCCCAGAATGGTCTGTCACCCAATCAAAGCCTGAGCTCCAGGCTCTCTCTGGGACTTCCACTTCTGTGTCCATGATTGGTGAGTTAGAGTCAGGAAACGCATCACGGGTTCCTGGTGGTGTGGCAGTCATAAAAATGGCAGCCGCCTCGCCCATTTCAACCCTTGTTGATATGTATCCTCTTGCAGCTATACTTGAGGGGTCTGTGAAGTGGGCTTCATCCATGATGTTGAGATTGTAATTAGGGACTCTGATGGGTTGTAGTAAGCGTGAAGTGAAAGTGGCATGGCACATCAAATCAACGATTTCTGTCCCAGAATGGGTGACGTTGACTGCTGTTGTCATGTAACGCACCGGAAGTCCTCTCAAGGCCTCCTCCATCTCAGCAGCGACAACCCTAGTTGGTGCCAAGATCACTGTCCGGAGTCTCTTTTTTATGGCTTCACGGACTATTTCAGGAAGAACTCTCCTGGTTTTTCCGGCTCCTGGATGCAGATCCAAGACAGTTAGCTGCTTCTTCTTCAGCATCGAGGGTTCGAAACATTCAACCGGAGTCTCCTCCTCCCTCTTTCCCTGGGTTATAGCACTAACATAGCTTCCATTCTTGATCACAACCCCATTGCCATAGAGTCCTATCACTCTTCCACATTTGTCTAGGATCGGAGATCCTGAGGTCCCTGCAGGGTAGTCCAGAGCAACTGCTCCGATGTCCCCGTCCTTTGTCTTGAATATTCCAGGCAGGGTCTGAATGTTTCTGGCCCTCTCTCCGGGAGGTACGGCCAAAAGCTGTACCTCGCTGAGTCCATCCCAAGCTGCATCCAACTTCCAAGGCCCACAGTATGACACCAAGTCCTGCTTGACATCCCCCCAGTATGGATCAAGTCTTCCCTCACCGCTCCTCAGTGCGGCTCCTTTTGTAACGTGCCACATGGTGTGGAAGACTCCCTCTTGCATGACTCCCACTCCAACCTGTGTTGAACCTAGCAGTCTGCGAGTCATCACTCTGTACACTCCATCTGTGGTCTCTCCTTTCTTCACTTCTTTGGGAGCAGGCACGTCCCAGAGGGCGCCACTCCTTTTCCCAGTCTTCACATACACATACCACGCTCCTGCAGCAAAAGGTATAGCTATTGGGTTCATGCCACAGATGGCCATCAGGACCACCTTGAGTATGATCTCTCTCATGGGTGGACCATCTTCCTCTACCAAGGAGAAGTCACCACTCTCATCCAGTGCCACGTCAAGCCGAGGACTGTTTCCAGTGACTTCCGCGTCCTTTTCCCATGTGATGTCACCTGCTCTTTCAATGTACATGTCCACACTCTTTCCCGAGACCACATAGCTGACAATTAGCAAGCCTACTGCAGCCATGGGTCCAGCCATCTCAATGTCTGCCTTGGCAAACCCTCCGGCCAGTGCACATATCAGGCCAACGGCTGTGAGAACTTCACTAGGGGGCCAGCTCCGCTTCCCACTCCTTGTGAGTAACAGTAGTCCTACCACATTAATAGGGTCTACTACCCTCACAGCTGTCAATCCCAGGGCCATGACAAATGGCAGGTTCTTCTTCACACTACCTTTCCCTTTCAGGGAGAGGAGCATGATCCCTCCACAAGTAGCCAGGCCCGCTCTCCATGCCACGAGCAGTGTGCCTCGAGCTAGTGGTGTTAGAGCAGCCAAGATTGGTAGAGCGATGTTGTCAGTGCGTGGCACGGCCATTGCTCGAATTGCCAACCAGGCCAAAGCAAATCCATTAATGAGGACCATCAAGTCACCTTCAAGAGCAGAGATCGCAGTTTGCAGAAGACACGAAGCCAGGGCTAGCAGCATGCTCTCACGGGGTGTCCAATTGGCTCTGAAAATGAAGGAGACCAGCAAGGCTGGTCTGACTTTAAATGCCGCTACCAATGCCAAGTGAGCTACATCTCCTCCAGTGTTCATTTCTGCGAAAGTAGCACCCATCAGGATCACAAGCTTGGCCAGGTCACTCATTGAAAATCCTCCCAAGATCATGACTACCAGCACTGCCATTGATGTGCTCATGATGATCTTTGTGGTCATTCTCTTCTTCAACCCCTCCTGCACCATGAGTAGAATCACAAGCACTCCAAGAGAGAAGTGGTCCATATGATCGGTTGACCCCGCTGTCACCATTGACCTCACTAAGTTGCTCTCTGGTTCTTTCCTGGGCCTTATCTCCATTCCATACCAGCAGCCGTCTTTTGCTCGAAACGATAGTGGGGGCATTGTGCATTCCCTACAGCACCATTCCTCAATGACCCTTCCACTTGCAGTAGTTGATCTCAGAGATGGTCCTCTAGTTCCGCATGTCTCCTCCACGTAAACCTTGGTGCCTGGACATTCCTCAAACCGGATTTCAAGCTCTTCACTGTGCCATGGCCCTTTCACTTGGGTTCTGTAACCCTCTCTGGTGTTGTGGTGGCTGAGTGGACCAGCTAAAGACTTGGGTATGATAAGATCACTTTCTTCTACTCCATCTGTCCACAATGTGTGAGACTTTGGCCATTCACATGTTTTCATCTCAATCAGGTGGGCCCTCTTCAGCCTCCATGTGTCATTCTTTTCACTTTCAATCCAATAGCCCAGATCACTGTGCGCGGCCTCCCTTCCCTTAACAGCTGTTCCTATGACGGCTGGGTCACATTCTAATGAGTAATCTTCTCTGACCTTAAGCCAGACACTGGTGTGGAAGACTCCAAACCCGTGATCCTCCACAAGAAAACTATTCCATGCTCTGTGCTCAAGCGGACATTCCTTCAGTGTGTCACCGTCGACAACAAAACTGTTGTTGGTCTTTGCCGCCCTAACAAAATACGATTTCCCCCAGGCTTTCCAGCCATGGGGCAGCTCATTCACAGGCACTGGCAATCTTTGTGGACCTCTCCACATGGGGTTTTTTACAGATCCCACAACAACTGTCAGTTGAACTCCATTCTCCTCTAGGATAGCATTGAGCTCCCCTTCTACTGATTTCCACATGATGTTTTCCATTCTTGAAACGGATGAGATCCCACAGATCCCCTCTTCCCAGGCCTGCTTGACTGCTGCTGCCAATCTGCGGGGGGAGTCAGGATGGTACTTGTACCGGTCCCTCCAGGCTTCAACATCATTATAGATGAATACCCCCGTGCCACATCTCGTTTCCTTTTTTGAGAAGTCCACTGAGCACCCCACGTCAGCAGAAACAGCCGTGGAGAGGAAGATCATCACTCCCCCCAGGGCCAAGCATGTGAGGGAGATAGATCCATTCTTTGTGTTCAAACCTAACCACACTAGCAGCGTGCCTATGAGGATCTGTGAGAACCAGGACATTCCTCCAAACAGTGATTTGAAGGCTGCTCCAAAAATCTGGTGAATGCCCTTACCCAGTGAGTTGAACACACCCCCGACTGATCCGAAGTCCCAGGCTGTATCCCCCAGGACTGCCATTCTCTTGGCGCCTCTCACAGTGGCCTCAAATGCCTTTCCGATGGTGCTACCACTCCTATGCCAGTGGTGGGTGATTTTCTTGTCCCCAACTCCTATGACAATGTAAGAATCCCCAAATGGTGGGTCAAGCTCCAACATCATCTTTGAGTTCTCAGTGCTTTCAGTAATCACGGGGTTGGCGGTTATCAGCCTTCCAACTGGGGTCAGGGTCTGCATGTCCACCGCCATCTGGACTGGGATCTTGCAGGGTCCATCTGTCCCTGCATACTGCACCTCCACTGTGACTGTTCCATGCAGTGTTTCAGCTGGGACCTTGGTGAATGTGAATGCCGCAGTGCACAAGGAATATGACACGCCCTTCAATCTAAGCTTGTCCATTTTTAGGCGGCATTTCAAATGGCCAGAGAACAGCCTTCCCTTTGCACCATCCATCTCAGCCTCTAGAGCTCCAGCGAGAGCCGTGTGAACGGCTCCTTCCTGGCTCCCCAGAACGACGACGGTTTGCCTCTTGGCGTGGGCATCCTTGAATTCTACCAATGCCTCTTTGTTGTTCCAGTGTGGAGTTCCGGTGTCTGCCCCAGCATGCCAAGGCAATGGGATGTCATGAAACCACTCTTTGTGCACCAACCAATGCTTATTGTTCATGGTCAGGTAATACAGATCTGAAAAGTCAAGGCCTGTCCTTGGTTCACAGTCAAGTCCTAAGCTTCCAAAGCCTCCCAAGGTTGCTTCCGCTCTTGGTGAATTAGGCGTAACCTCGACTTTCGCTCTATCTTCGTCAGTTTCATATCCAATCATCCCGCTATGCTGGGAGCCATGCACTGATAGCATTATCCGATACTCCAGATTTTCCGGTTGAATGCTCTTCCCGGTCATCTTCTTAGAACACGTAAACTTGGCACATGTCACCAAGCTCCCTTTGCCAAAAAGTCCACAACCGTTTCCCCAACCTCTGTCCACTAATGTTCTTTTGCAGACATATTGAGTGTCTGATTGCTTGTCAAGGTAGGCTTCACCTTGTGTTGGGCAACGACTGTCCGAAGCCATGTCCGATATCGATGCCTCGTAGCAATAGGATCTTACCTCGGCCATGTTACTAACCGTCGTCGTGACCAACTCTATGTCGACTGTTGGCTTGTCCTGTGCCATCACGGTAACGCAGCCTCCATGTTCCAAGACAACATCAACCCAGGTCCCACCTGACATGCCCTCCACGAAGTCTCTATTGCTGACTCCAATGCACCTGATACTGTATGCCGGGGCAATCAGCAGTATCATGACCAAGTATATGACTTTTTGGCTCGTCGAGCTTCCCAAAAGCCAGGCAATGGCAACGGCCACTAGCGCAAACCCGGGGTTCCTGAATATCCAGTTTTCAACCTTGATCAAGTGCTTCGTGTATTCTCTTGATTCTAACCAGGTCTGCGACCGCGTTTGCAACTTCCTTGTAGAGTGAGAAGGGAGCGTCACGGCTCTTCTAGATCGCCGTGCCTCACCTTTTTTGTGATGACAGGTTCCGTACACAACCCAAGTTGATGTCGTGTTGCACCAGCAATCGACATCATCTGGTTCCACTCCCTCATCCAGCATAGGGCACTCATAACTCATGGTGGCGTCACACATGTGCCCGAGGTCCATGATCTGTACGTGGCACTTGTTCACTCCCAATGTGGTAGCAAACGAAATGGCCTTCCCGGCATCGCTCCTATCCAAGTACATGTAGTATGCACTCCCGCGTCTAGTGATCTCTGCTGCCATGGCTGTAGTCAGCAGGAGGCCAATGATTCCGATGCTGGTGTCTGCGCCACGTCTCTTCCTCTCTTTCCTAGCATTGATTATTCTCAACATGGCAGCAAGATCTTTCTTGAACTTCTTTATTATTTCCATAGCCTCTTTTTTCCCCACGGAACCCCATCTGTTGATAAGGCCCAGTGATGGCTTGATTGCTGTAAATCTCAAAAAGGCTAGTATCGCCAAAACCATTCTGATGGGTCCATGACCCAGCAGAAGTCCGGCTGGCAACCTCTTCAAACCTCCCAAGGGGTTTACACGGGCTACTCCGCGTTTTAGCATATTGACAATCCGGATCCTCCGGATTTCTTCTTTGGGGTTTTTCATGACCAGAAACTCTCGTTTCCAAATCCAAATTAAACCTGTTGATACTGTTGTTAGCTCTCGCTTCAGACTCGAACTGTCGCAGTCTGACTCACACAGATCAACAACT